CAGCCTATGAACATAAGATATTGGATGCGCTGAATATTCCCGGATTGGAAAAGGACAAGCAGATCATTAAAGGGCGGTTGCGTGTGAATCTTGACGGTAATACGGATGAAGAAATATTCGAGGTCAAGACGCACAATGCGGAAAAAGAGTTCAAGGTATCATCCGCATACCGGCAGCAAGTAAATGTTGAAATGTACGGCTCCGGCATCCACAAAGCACGGATTGTTGCATACGCACTTGAAGAAGCCGACTACCGGAACTATTACCGTGAGATTGATACGAACCGGCTGACATACCATCCAATACCGTATGACGAGGAGTTTATCAGCAGATACGAACCGAGGATGTTATATCTCAGTGAGTGCATCGAAAAAGGTTTGTTTCCGCAGGAAGGGGCAGTGTGATGGAAGTGTGGAAAGATATTGTTGGCTATGAGGGATTATATAAGGTTAGCAATCTTGGGAATATCGTTTCAACTTATACCGGTAATCTTATGAAACTCGGCACCGGTGCAAGGGGGTATCTCATAGTAGGTTTGACAAAAAACAAAAAACAAACGACTCACACAGTTCATAGATTAGTTGCAATAGCTTTTATTCCGAACCCAAACAATTATCCGCAAGTTAATCACAAGGATGAAGTTAAAACTAATAATATGGCAGATAATCTTGAATGGTGTACCGGTATTTATAATATGCACCACGGGAAAACCATTGAAAGAGCTAGTGCCGGGCGTTGTAAAAAAGTGAATCAATATACATTGGACGGTACTTTTGTTAGAACGTGGGAAAGTTTGAAATCCGCAGGGCAGTTTTTAGGAATTTTTCCTTCACATATTTCAAGATGCTGCACGGGTGAATTAAGACAAACCGGTGGTTACAAGTGGGAATACAGCAAGGATGGTGTTTAGGATGGAGTGTACGGGCAGAGTTCTGAATATTGCAAAAGATTGGCAGACCGGACAATTCCTGATTACGTTTGCAATCAATGAAAAGACGGTTGCCGGCGAGATTGAATCTCTCAAACCTTGCGATAAGTTATCAATCATTGCTAAACCGTGGAGAAAAAAGCGGTCACTTGATGCGAATGCGCTGTTATGGGCTGTCTGTACGGAGATTGCCGGAGTTGTGAACAGCAGCAAGGATGAAGTGTATGAAGATATGCTCCAAAAATACGGTGTTCTGTATAAGGACGAGGAAGGTTATATCACAACTACATTAAGGACAAATGTTGATATATCGAAACTTCCCGGCCATTGGAAGTTTTACAAGAGTGACGGTCAGTTTTCGGCATATCTGATGATTAAAGGTTCAAGTGAGTACGACACTGCAGAAATGGCGAAGTTTCTTGACCGTGTGATTGAAGAAGCGGTTGAGTTGGGCATTGCACCACCAACATCAAAAGAAATGCAGAGAGCATTGGAGATTTGGGAGCGTCAAAATGGCAAAGTCAATAATTCAGAGTGAGAAATGCTGCTTTGTGTGTGAAACGACATTGAATCTGCACGAACATCACATATTTTTTGGAACATCAAACAGAAAGAACTCCGAGAAGTACGGATTGAAAGTGTGGCTTTGCTATCACCATCACAACGGCAGCAACGAGGGAGTGCATTTCAATAAGGCACTCGACACGAGATTAAAACAGTATGCACAAGAAATGTTTAACGAGAAATATCCGGAACTTAATTTCCGGGAGATATTCGGAAAGAACTACTTGTAGAAAGGAATTGATATGGAATTATATCAGAAGTTAGCAATGAGAACCAATGACGGAAAATGCACCGAACGGCTGCTGAAATGGCAGGACGTATACGATTCGATAATTGATGTGGGCGGTGTATTCAATGCGTGTTTAGGTTTATCCGGTGAAGTAGGAGAACTGAACGACATGATTAAAAAATGGATTTTCCACGGACACGATTTGGATTACAGCGATGTTGAAAAAGAGATTGGAGATGTAATGTGGTACGTTGCCATGATGTGTGAATCGTTTGGCTTTAACCTTGCTGAGATTGCACAGAAGAACATCAACAAATTGATTGAGCGTTACCCGGAAGGATTTTCTGAGTACGCTTCGCAGCATAGAAAGGAGTACAACCATGAATAAAGTAATTCAGACATTAAGATTTTGCCGTGATCCGGAAGTGAGATATACGCAGGGAGCAAACCCGACAGCAATCGCAAGTTTCTCCGGTGCAGTGGAACGAAGATTCAAGCGAGAAGGAGAGCCGGACGCAGATTTCTTCAATTATACGGCTTTTGGAAAGCAAGCCGAGTTTGTTGAGAAGTATTTCCGCAAAGGTATGAAGGCACTTATCACCGGACGCATTCAGAATAACAATTATACAAACCGTGAAGGACAGATGGTATACGGTATACAGATTCTTGTTGATGAAATCGAGTTTGCAGAGAGCAAGAACGCTTCCGGAGCATCTGATAACAGTGATTATAACAGACCGGCACAACAGCAACCGGCAGGAGACGGATTCATGTCTATCCCGGATGGTATTGACGATGAACTTCCATTCGGTTAAAGGACGGTGTTTATATGGTCACATTAGTAATTGACGGACAATTACCGAATCTTAATGATTACACTTCTGCTTGCCGGACACACCGGCAGGCAGGAGCCAAGATGAAAAAGGATGCTGAAAGAATAATATCAGTGTACATCATGCAGCAGTTGAAGGGAGTATCGTTCAAGAATCCAGTGCGCTTGTCCTTCCGGTGGTACGAACCGAATAGAAAGCGAGATTTAGACAATGTATGCTTCGCAAAGAAATTCATACTTGATGCGCTTGTAAGTAACGGAATCATTATTGCTGACGGATGGAAGGGTGTTGCCGGTTTCACGGATCAGTTTTTCATAGACAAAGATAATCCAAGAATTGAAGTTGATATTCAGGAAGAAGGTGCAGTGAATGAGTAAGAAGGTTGATAGAAAACCAACGCAAAATCAAAGAATCCTTGACTATATTGCAGTATTCGGAAGCATTACACAGATTGACGCATTGCGTGATTTGGGCGTTATGAGACTTGCATCGAGAGTATCTGACTTGCGAAGTCTCGGTTATCCGATTGCAAGCCGTATGGAAACCGTAAATAACCGCTACGGAGAGAAATGCAGCATTAAGCGGTATTACATGAAGAAGGAGAAGCAGGATGGCTGATATCAAGTGGATTAAAATGTCTACCGGACTTCCGGGTAATAAGAAGCTGACACAAATACGGACATTGCCTGACGGTGACAAGATTGCTTTGATGTGGGTATTCCTTCTCTGCCTTGCCGGTGAGGTAAACGAGCAAGGATTGATATATCTCACTCCGGAAGTACCGTACACGGAAGAAATGCTTGCAGAAGAGTTTCGGATGGATATTAACGTGATAAGACTTGGGTTAGCAACATTTCAAAGATACGGAATGATTGAGATTGTCGATGATATCATTTGTCTTTCTTCGTGGGAAAAGTGGCAGGCTGCAGACAAGATGGAAACAATTCGGGAGCAGACAAGAAAGCGTGTTGCAAAGCACCGAGAAAAGCAGAAGCAGATAGCGTGTAACGCATCAAGTAACGCAAATGTAACGCAATGTAACGCAACAGAACAAGAACTAGAACTAGATTTAGAACTAGAGAATAAAAAAAATAGTGCAAAGCAGCCTTCAAAAAATGAGATTGATTTGTTTTTTGAAAGTGTATGGGAGCTGTACCCAAACAAAAAAGGCAAGGGGCAAGTTTCCGATGCAAAGAAAAAGACGCTGTTTTCTGTTGGCTTTGATGAACTGAAAAGAGCAGTCGAGCGGTATTTGAAAGACCTTGAAAAAGATAAGTCATGGAGAAAACCGCAGAACGGCAGTACGTTCTTTAATTCCGGATATATTGATTATTTGGATAAGAACTATACACAAGGGCGGCAGGACACAAGTTCAGCAAATCTGCAGTCTGATATGACCGATTTGGATGATTTGTTTTGAGGAGTGAGGAAGAATGATTGACAGCGTGTTGAATGAATTAAGCGCAAGCGTACCGATACCGGACAAGGAATATCTCGGAAAAGACGGATTGCTGCACTGCTTGAAGTGTTGCAAAGCCACGGAGACGGTTCTTCCGCATCCATTCACCGGAAAGTTGAGGAAACTGCGATGCAAATGCAATTGCAAGTCAGAGCAGGACTTATTCAATGAGCGGCAACAGCAGGAAGAAATTGACCGCAAAAGAAGTGTGTGTTTTGAGGAATCCAATATGTCAACATGGACATTTGCAAACGATGACCGGAAGAATCCGGAGTTGTCCGATGCCATGAAGAACTATGCCGACAACTTCCCGGAGTTCAAAAAGGACGGAAGGGGATTGCTGCTATACGGCAGTGTAGGAACCGGCAAAACGTACCTTGCGGCGTGTGTGGCGAATGCACTTGTAGACCAAGATAGAAGAATCCTCATGACGAATTTGCCACGGCTTACGAATAAGCTGCAGGGAATGTTTGAAGGCAAGCAGAAGTATATTGACAGTCTGAACACTTACGAACTGCTGATAATTGATGATTTGGGCGTAGAGCGTAGAACGGACT